TCCTTCACAGATTATAGCACCCAACCGGTCAGCATTGCGACCAGTACCTTGTTCGAAACCCACAATTTTCAAATCAACTGTGATTGTGGGTTTCCATTTCATCCACGAATCAGTGCGTTTGCACAGGTACGGAGCATCCATGCTCTTGATCATGATGCCTTCAAAGCCGCCTTCCACAGCGGCTTCAGCATAACGGTTCATGATGTCATGCCCTTCGGCTGTGTCCAAGTCCACATCCAGGCCGTTCATGATCTGGATAGCGCCTTCCGCAGGCAACAAGGCACGTACACGTTCCAACATTTCAATGCGTTTGTATTGTTGTGCGTTGTAGTGACCTTCCAAGAAACTGTCAAACGGTATGATATCAAACACATGATATATCATGCCGTCTGTGACAGCATCCGATTTGCGATGTGCTTGCTTCATCAACTTCTGGAAACTTTCGCCCACAATCTCACCATCTAATACAAAACGACCACCATGTGGAATTTGAAAAAATGCCTTGCGATTGTCTTCTATGGCTTGCACAATCTGCGGAAAGTTTTCAAACTGTTTGCCATTGCGGCTGTACAATGTGACATCTGTACCTTGCACCACTGCCAACACACGCACACCATCCAGTTTGCATTCCAGACGCTTGATGCCTTTTAACTTCTTGGGCTGGTCTGTGGAGTCTTGTGCCAACTGGCATGAGAACACGGGAATCTTCCACTCTGTCTTGCCCAGCACTTTGTTCAGGGTTTTCTCACTGATACCGCATCGCAAGTCTTTGGTAATCACACGTCGGCAAAGATTGTTCCACTCTACACTGTCAAAGCGTTTCATTGTTTCCAAGATGGCATCTCTAGCACGATGTCCAGTGAATGATCGTGTGCGCAAGCCTTCCAACAGTCCCCAAAACACAGGCCAGGAATTTTCCGCATGTTCAATGCCTTCACTCTCGGGCACTTGTTTCACATGGAATGTGTAGTAGGGATTGTATGCTTGATAGCAGTTGAACAAAAAACACTGCGCATTGGCACTGCCTAATTTTGCGGCCATCAAGGCTTTTTCAATCACTCGCTCTTTGTGCAGTCGGCTGTCAGATGCTTCGAGGTCCCTTATCCAATCGGCTGCCACAGGGATACCGTTGAATTGTTTGTGTGTGAAGTCAATGTCATTCATATATTTACAGGGTTACCATGAACTGTTATAGAATACTTTCAAACCCAAGAACATTTCTGCGCGGGCTTCTTGGATAAATTTTAGATCACTGGGTTTGTAGTAATCATCCGCACCTTCGCCAAAGAAGAATCCTGACGTTGCAGGCAGTCGATCGTTCTGTACTGCATACTCCAAGTCATTCAAGTCCTCATACGTGAGTTCAAGTTCAACACCGTTGAAGTTGTCTGTTTCACGTAGTTCATTACCTTCACGTCGAAGCCACAGTTGTGCCATCCAGCCATGTAGGTTAGGATGTTTGCGCCAGTAAGCAATTTCTCGCGGCTTGTTGACATTGGGGTTTACATAATTCCTAGTGTCAGGATCAAGTTCTGCACCTTCATAAAATTCATTTTGCTGGCCTGCCTTAGCGGCCACGTATGCGTACATGTCAAGTCCCATGTTTGTCTCCGTCAATCAAGTGGAACGTTTTTCATTGGTTCAGTACCCGTCCAGTGTGCCCGTGTGACACATACACCTTGGTACTGCACACCCATTGGGTGCTCGCCTTTTTTAGGCAGTGTTTTGATTGCTCGTTCGCATGCAGTTTTGGTAGGCATGGTCACAGGCACTTTGTCCATGAAGTTGCCACCAGGGCTGATAAAGGCCACAAGTAAAATCCATTCATTCATTATGCGGCCTCCAACATGTTGGCTGGCACCTTCCACAGTGTGGCACCGTCTTTGACTGTGACATACTTGATGGCAACCTTTGTGACTGTGCCTGTTACAGTAACACCACGTTTGATGCTGTGAAACTTCACTGTGTCACCTTTGGTGAATGATCGGATCTTTACAGCGCGAAGCTGGGCACGAGCATACTGTACGGCACTGGTAATTGAGTCCAGTTGTTCGTTTGTAAAATTGCTGAACATGATAGAAGTGTTGACTTCTTGGATTGTTGCGTATGTCATCTCAGGCTCCTTTTGTTACAATATGTCCATATTATAGCATTTTGGCAATTATTGGTCAACCGCCAAAAAGGTAATACTCAAGTATTACATGCTCCAGAATGATTCTGAGCTGGGCGAGCAGAAGTAAGGTGTGTCATAACGTTCCTGGTAGGTCTTACCAGTCATCATGTTGCGTTTGGTAACCCAAGTCTCATGGGGTTCCACGATAAAACCCAATTTAGTTTTGGATTCAACCACAGCCCGGATATAGGCTCTGGTCACAGGAGCAAATTCTTCTTTTGCAACAAGACGCTTACCGCCTTTGACACGTTTGTCAGATTTGTACAGTTCCAATGTGTATTCAACTAGTGCAGTCATTTTTGGCTCCTTTTTGCTACTCTATGTCTATATTATAGCAAATTGGGAATTATTGGTCAAGTAGCAAAAAAGTACTACTTTTTAAGTTTGAACTTCATCCCGTGCTTGTGCAGGTGTGTATGTACTGCTACTCAGTGTGGCCTGTGGCGGTACAGCATTGGGCAGGCTGGGTACTGCATTGTCAATTTTCAAGTTCACTGCATTGATGCCTGCGGTGTTGCGTCCTTCACGTAACGCACCAACCATGGCTTGACCATACTGGTTGGCAGTGTTGGCAATGGCTTCTAAAAATTCAGCAGCCATACCCTGTTGTGTTTCTTGTCCGTAACCGGCCAAGGCAGGAATAAAAGCAGTGATAGGCAATTGTGCGCCGGCTGTGAGCGTGGCATAGTCAATCGACGCTAGTGCTTGAAATGTGTCTTCATTGGCACTGTGTGTGGTCATAGCAGTCCAGGCAGTGTTCAGTGTGGCAGTGGTGTTGGCGCCCATGGCTGAGATGGCTGTGCCCACGGCTGCATCAGCGGCTGTGATCAATGCTGCCAAGGCAGCGTTGTATGTAAGATACACACCTGCTGCCGGACCACTTGGTATGGTTATAGTGGGAGGAATACCATATCCACTGGTGACCACTTCAACCATTTGAGAGTATATGGTATTGAGTGCGCCAAGATTTCCAGAGGTAAATTGTGTAGAAATGGTTGAAGTCACTGTGGTCAAATAGTCATTGTAAGGAATGCCGGCTGCTGATCCAAAAAAGTCTGTGGTCAAGAATGTGCCATTGGGTCCTGATCCTTTGGCCAATTGAGTAAGATAGTATGTGGGCACTGCGGCGGGCACAGGTGTAGATGAAGGACCATTGATTAGATCTAGACCCTTGAGTGTGCCTAGTTTTTTTGTGTAGGCCGCTGTTTCGGCTGCTGTTTGTGTGAGTGTGGTCATTGCAGTATTGCTGCCAGTTGTTGTGTGGTAGTACCACGTATGCCCTTGACCTGTTGATAGGCAATTTGCAGTGCGCGATTGGCCTGTGCCTGTGCTGATGGCACAATCTTGGCCAAGTCATCACAGCCCTTGGGACTCACTGTGCCAGAATTCAATATGGGCTCAATGGCACTGTTGACACTGCCATCAATGTTGTAGATCAACACAGGGCCATCAGGTGTGGGCAGGGTCAAACTGCTGAAACTGGTAGGATACAGTTTTACAGGATTTAGAAGATCTGCCATGGTCGCAATATTAAGAGTGGTGCAATCCAAAATCTCCAACACTTCAGTTAAACAATCACCAGTGACATTGACCAATGCTGGATAAGCCATTTTTTGCAACACATCAAATTGATTTGCAGTAAGACCGTTGGGATTGTACAAACTGTATACGTTGTTGTTCACAAGATCAGCAATGTTCTGATCTGACAGTCCTTGTGCTTGCAGTGCTGTGGTCACACACGGAGTTGATCCATTTATCATGTTGCCACATTCGGCTAAGTTTTGCAGCAAACTGGCCGGTGTACCAATTTGGCTCACTCGGGTGAATTTCACTGCACAACCAATGTTGGCCAGGTCAGCACCAAATGCTGGGCCGGCCAAGTTGACTTTGTAGATGTCCCCGGAGATGGTGTCATCCATTCTGATAAATGTAGGACCAAGATAATCATCACTGTTGACGTTGACTGCACTGTTGATGATACCGTTGGTGAGACTGATATAGCCTTGTGCCGCGCCAAATGCCTGTGCAAATTTACCAAAGTCTCCGCCGCCAAGATAAGTGCTGGCTGCTGTGGTTATGCTGGTGGCATAACCTGCATTGCCCACAGTCCATGACACATTGCTGGGCACACTGTCTCCCAGAGCCGGACAGTAGTTGCCACTCACACTGGCACCAATGGTTTTGAGATTGGCTATAGTACCAGCAGTGATACCAAGATTTGCATTGCTGGTGGTCAACCCAATGGTCAGCAACAAATTGGCCACAGGTGCCAATGCATTG